CGGCAGCTGCTTCAATGCTTCGTATGCGATCGCCAGGGCCATAACAAGGTCATCGTGGGTTCCCTCGGATGCTTGAGGCTTGTTTTTGATTCTGACAAAACTCAGCATTTCCTGCAATGTTTCCCTGTCACAGATCTTCTCGATGTGTTCACGGGCGATCTCCACTAACTGGTCAATGATGATCGGCCTTGTGAGCGAGGTCGTCCTGAAGCCGTATTTCTCCTGCACATCCTTGACAATCTGGTCGTATTTCTCCCTGACGTATAATCTCGGGTATCTTAAACGCTGAAGTTCGAGATTCGGATGCGTGTCAAAGTTGGATTCGACCGCTATCAGGGAGTTGTATAACGCCCCTAAACAGTAAATCTGTTTGACATAAAGATCCGAATCGAACTGTTTATGCAAGGTGGCACATAAGTTGCCGTCCTGATCGATGACCTGGGCGGTGAAAAAGTCTTCGCCGTCGCCTGCGGTATCGCCGCCCATTGCCGTGAAACCTGTTGTCGGTTCCCGATATATCTTTATATATCCCAGAGGATCGTTGATCCAATGGATATTCGTCAGATGCATGCCGTCGTAGTCGTAACTGAAATATCCCTGCCGCAAAGGTTCCCCTAGAGTCTTCATGTGTTCGAGGATGATCTCGGTGTTGAACACGCTCGCTCCTGATGTGATGAACGCTTCTTCGGGAGTGATGGGATATTCCTGACGGAACTTTGTTTCATCGCCGCCACAGTTATTGGCTATGCACCATCTTCTCCATTGGAGTTGATCCAGGGTGAGATTAAACCGTTCCTTTATGTCGGCTTCATAGAGGGAAAGAGTGAAACCGTCATACGGACGGGAATAATCGGGGTCGACGTACCAAGGGAAGAAGATAGGTGTATAGTCATTTCTTCCGTTTGTGGCATCCTGCCATAGGTTGTAGAAGTGATTGAACCCGTTGGCGGTCGACTCAATGACTATCATTGACTCGTTGCTCATAGGAACGGCCTGATTCAAAGCTAATAACGCATCTTCAGGATGTTCCCAAAATGCCACCTCTGACAAATGAGCCAGTTTGTAGGTGCCGCCTCGGGTCGAATCGTTTGCTACCATAACACGGATGGAAGATTTTAATCCGTTGTTGTCGTCATCGAACATCAGCATTTTCCTGTTCGAGTATTTCTGGCGGGGTTTCAGACCTTCAGGAAGTTCGTTGATGAACAGTTGTGTCATTTCATATATTTTGGAGGCTGATTCATTTATATGGGCAAGTATTACAGCATCTGTATTGGGCTGGTTTGTTGTCAAATAGGTCGTGATCGCTTCCGTGAAGGTCGAAATCCCCAACTGACGGGCTTTCAGAATGATGATTCTTACTGGCTTTTTCCCGTAGTCACGCTTGATAATGTCATAGACTTCCTGCTGCGCATGGTTGAACTTCAGATTTACAAGATGCCCTTCCTTATCCTTGATCTTGTAGTTGTCCTCGATAAATTCCTGGGCTGTGTAATCCTGATATTCCATTAAAGCCTGACCTTATGTGTTTTAACGTAATCCTCGACGGTCATGCCGACTTCCACTTTATCGGCTGGCTTTTCTCCTGCGGTGTTGATAAGGAACGCTGCTGCTTCCTTGTCGCCTTTTAATGCGTTCTGGGCCTGGGCGATGATGATCGCTTCCCTTACCGAGACGTTCTGGCCCTTAAGTTCCGCCAATGCCATAACATCATCGGCAGTAACGGTTTTGTCGCCTGGATAAAGTTTGAGGTCCATGATCCTTGCAGCGATCTTCTGGGCATCTCTTTTTGCCCTGCGGGCTTCGCCTGACTTGATCCCACGCTCACGCCCGATCTCGGATGTCATTTTGTATAGATTTTCTGGATTAGGCATAGTTCTCCTTTCTAGTACAATCCCCACTCGGCGAACTTCTCGAATCCGCCGATCTTTTTTATGTACTCTCTGGCCATTCTGACGATTTCCTCATACGGGATTCCATCGATGAATTCGTCACCGATGGCGCAGGACAATTCAACTGGCTTGTTTAACTTCTGTGCCTTTTGGAATGCGTAGATATTCACGCTCACATCGGCCTTGGATAAATCCTTGCCATGAAGGCCCCCGCCTGTTACCGAGTCGGCCATGTCGGAGCCGAGTTTACGGTTGGTTGCTCCCGAATCCACATCAATCCCGCCAGTCCAGTAACCGAGAGGATTGATGATCGCCTTGGGGAAGAATTCTCGGATCTCTTCTTCCTGGGCGTTGCTCTGACAGATGATGAGTTTGTCTCCGTCGAGTATGTATTTCCCGTCGCATCCGTATTTCCCGTATAAAATCCTCGCAATCGATGAGAGGTTCTTCTGTTCCGTCGTCAAAGGCGCTCCTTTGAAGATCCCATTGTCGCCGCATCGGATTTTCCCTGACTGGTTTTCAGCCAGTTTAACGTCCTGTTTCACGACGGTTAACTGCAAGTCAACTTCTCCGATAATCCGTCTCACAATGCTTAAAATCGCCTCATATCGCAAATCTTCGGAGGTTTCAATGATGACAAAGCATTTCCCGTGACCTGTAAGCACTTCTACGGCAACTTTGGGATTTTCGTTCATCGTATAAGCCAGATCAACAATGGCCCCCGCTACCCTGTCGGCCAATTTGTCGGGATGACAGGGATTCACTTTTTCGATCATAGTTTTTCCGCCTTTTGATTGGTAAAGGCTTCCCACCTTTCTATAATGACGTCCACATACTTCGGATCGTATTCCATCATGTAACACGAACGGTTCAACTGCTCACACGCTATCAGCGTAGATCCGCTGCCGCCGAACAAATCCAGCACCTTATCCCCTTGCTTGGAGGAGTTTTTAATCAGGTAACCCATTAACTTGACGGGTTTCATTGTGGGATGCAGTGCTGATTTTGTCGGCCGCTCGCAATCGATAATGGTGGATTTTAGCGAATAAATACTTTCTAACAGTTTCACTAAGTGTTTTTTGTCCATCTTAGTGAAATCCTCGTCATCAATGACGGTCGTCAGATCCCGTTCGTTGACAAATGTATGCGTTCCTTCCTTCCACCCGTATAGACACGGTTCGTGTTTCCATTGATAGTCCTGACGGCCAAGAACTAAAGAGTTTTTGTTCCAGATTAATTGCTGGCGGACTTCCAGACCTGCGTTATTCAGAGCCGTTTCAAATTCGACCCCAGTCCTTGACGCATACCATACATAAAACGCCCCGCCTGGCCGAAGCGAATCGTAGATGTTTTTAAACGCTTTGGTAAGAAATTCGATAAACTGATCCCTGGCCATGTTGTCGTTTTCGATTTTACGATCCTCGGAATAGTCGACGTTATAAGGCGGATCGGTCAGCACCATATCCATGGCCTCGTTTTTAACGAGTTTCTCCACGTCTCCCGTAGTCGAATCCCCGCACATCAGGTAATGTCTCCCGAGTCGGTAAATATCCCCATGGGTGGATTTTGGTACATCGGGTACGGCTTCGTCCACATCAAAGTCATCATTGAATGCTTCAGGTTCTTCCTCGATGATCTCAAACCCGTATTCACCCATATCGAAATCGCCCAGTACTTTCAGTTCCTCGTTAAGCAGTTCAAAATCCCATTCGGCCAATTCGGAGACTTTGTTATCCGCTAATCGGAAAGCCTTGACCTGCTTGTCCGATAAATCATCGGCCTTGATACACGGGACTTTTTTCAGACCAAGTTTTATGGATGCTTTGTATCTTGTGTGGCCCGTAACAATGACGTTATTCTTGTCGATTACGATCGGAACCTTGAATCCGAATTCTTTGATCGACTTGGCCACGGCATCGACTGCCTGGTCGTTGAATCGGGGGTTGTTCTCATACGGATGGATCTCCCCGATCGGCATTTCTACAATCTTCATACGATCCTTTCTTAACGTTTATCTAAGGTTTCCAGAACTGCGGGAAAATTTTACCTGGCGGTACTAGGGTTTTCTAAGTCTGGAAAAATGGCGGCGATTTAGAATGGGGGTTTAGACAGAAAAAAAATAAAAATAAAAAAGGCCCCCTGGGGGGCTGTCGAGCAATGCTCCAGCCTAGAACATCATCATCACTCTTCACTCACACGTGAGGTAGTGCTGTTGTCTGCCACACTCTCACGGTCTGCTGTGTTAGTTGTGTGTGTGTTACCACGTATCACTAACTTACAGTATGGACAGTGGTACTCGTAGCCTCTGTCTGTCTTCCTTCGTCTCATGTCATGTTTACATCTCAGGCATTTCATGTCGGTCTGCTTCTCTTTCCTTTGGATATGGTATCTTGATTTTATGCCGCCGTCGGCGGGTCGGACTAGAATTTATATCTATCTTCCGTTCTGGATCTGGTTTGGTTCGGTTTGGTTTCGGGTCGGTTCCGTTTGGTTTCGGGTGAATCGGGTTCCGTCGTGTTTTCTTTTGCTGATCTTTTGTTTCTCCGCTCGTTTTGTATCGGTTTTGCTTTCGGTTTCTGTTTCGGTTTCTTTTGCTTTCGTTTGCTTCTGCCTGGTTCCGTTTGGTTTCCCCTTGGTTTCGTTTGGATCCGTGTTGCTTTTCCTCTATCCTGTCTTCCCGTTTCCGTTCCTTTGTTGCTTCCCCCTGTTTCCGTTCTGTCTTCCTCTGGTGCTTCCTGTCTTCCGCCGAGTTTCTTCTGTCTTTTCTTTTCTGGTCGGATCCGTTTCTTCTGGCGGTCTTTTCTTCTGGGTTTCCTGTTCCTTGTCTGGCACTTCCGTCTGCTGATTGCCAGGCTTTTTCTTTCCGTGAAAGTTTATTCAATCAATGTAACTTTATTCTTTTTCTTTTGTAAAGTATTCAGGTTTTTTGCGTTGTCTTTTGGTACTTTTCATAAAAAAAGGCACTTGCGCTTAGAGGCCATTTTTAGCCCCGTACGGCGTTGTTTGTGCGTCCAGGTATCATTGTTCGTTTTTTCTCGAAATCCCGCACAGAATGAAAAATGCATTTTTCGTGCATTTTGGACTTGACTTCTGTTGGAATGTATGAACCAGTTTCTTTCCTGGTCTTTTCTACTCTACCAATATATAGCGTTTTTCTGGTACGCAGACGCACTCTTTTTTTGATCCAGAATTTTCTTGAAAAGTCAATATGAAAGTTGTTTCAATGCGCATTTAGATTCTTTTGGTGCAATGCATCTTTTTGTTCGTTTTCTGTTGACTTGTGCGCCCAATTATGCGAACATAAAGGTGCAAGGATGGGGCGCCCAATCGCCCCGCTTCCGAGCCCCTGTAGAGACACCCAGGGTCATCAAAGATTCCGACCAGGCTCGGCTAGGCATCTTGTCTGGGGTTAGGCCATTCCCTACAATGGCGGCTTATTTCAGGGCATCGGTTCGGGTGCCTTGAAACCAGCCGAAGGCTGAAGGAGGAAATGATGAAAACCAGAAAATTGTCGGAACGTGAAGAATTGATCAAATTTGTGCTTGATAACTACTGGGGTGACCAGTTGGTCGAGATCCCTGGGGACGGCGATGTCTACCAGGATTCCCTGTTCTACTTGCGGGACTGCGGTTACTACATGGGTGCGCATTGTGTCGGCTCCTGGGAGGATGTATGGGCGAACGATTGGTTTTCCGAACCCGCCAGGGAGATGGCGAACTGCGCAGACATGATGAACGGCGGCAATATCCCGAGTCCTGTGATGCG